CGCTCGACCTTGCCGCCCTCGTTGCCGCCGTTGAGGTAGAGCCGCCGGCGCCCGCCGTTCTTGATGCCACCCCGCCAGCCCGGCTGCCGCACGCCGCCACCTTCACCCCGCCGCCCGCCGGTCCCGCCGCCGGTGACACCGACGCGGAGGCGGCGCCCGCCGACATGGCGCCGGAGGAGTGGGTGGACGCCTACCGGCGCTTGGAACGGGCGAGCGGCAAGCGTCCGACCCAGGAGGCCATGGGCGCCGCCCTCGGGCTCGGCCGCACCCGCGGCAGCGAGATCCGGGCGGCGGTCGAGGAGTTCCTCGACACCGCTTGCACCGTTACCAATCCGTGATCTATTGTTGGTGGCGCTTCCGGCGTGCCCGGAAGCGCCACCAACTTCACACCCGGCCCTGCCACGTAACCCCCTGCGTGGCGGGGCCGCTTCATGCCGCCGGGAGGTGATCCATGGCTTCCGGCTCTTCGGCGGCGCTCTTCGGTGACGCCTCGCTACCGCGCCCGCCGGGCCCGCAGGGGCCGCTCCCTGGCATTCGCCCGTTCTCGATCCTGCGCACCGAGCTTGGCCCCTGGCGCGACCGCCGCCGCGCCTGGCACGACCTCGGCATGGCCAGCCGCGCCGGCCGTGAGCACGTTTCCACCTGGGACTCCAGCAGCCCGTTCGCCCGCGACAAGCTCGTCACGATCAACGACGGGCTGTCCACCTTCGACCCGGTGCTCGCCGAGGCGTCCTACGCCTGGTACGCCCCGGAGGGCGGGCGCATCCTCGACCCCTTCGCCGGCGGGTCCGTGCGCGGCCTGGTTGCCGGCAACGGTGGCTTCCGCTACACCGGGATCGATCTGTCCCCTGTCCAGGTCGAGGCCAACGAGGACCAAGCCGCCGACTGGACCGAGCGCGACCTCCTGGCGGAACTCCCCGAGTGGATCACCGGCGATGCCGCCGAAGTGCTCCCCGAACTCCCCGCCAACGCCTTCGACTACGTGTTCACCTGCCCGCCGTACCACAACCTGGAGAAGTACTCCGATCACCCGGCCGACCTCTCCAACATGCGGTGGAAGGACTTCGCCGAGGCATACCGCGACATCATCACGGAGGCCGTGCGCTGCCTTGCCAACGACCGGTTCGCCACGTGGGTTGTCGGCGAACTACGCAACTCCGCTGGCGCGATCCGCGGCCTCGTCCCACTGACCATCGCCGCCCACGAAGCGGCCGGCGCCCGGCTCTACAACGACGCCATCCTGATGAACACCCTCGGCTCCGTCCCCATGCGCCTGGGTGCCCAGTGGCGCGTGAGCCGGAAGATGGGCCGGCACCACCAGTACGTGCTCACGTTCATCAAGGGCGACCCGAAGCGGGCGACGCGCGCCATCACCGGCGAGGCCACGACGTGAGCGCCACGCTCGGCGCCGACCTGCTCGCCCGCGCCCTGGCCGTCCCCGACCACACCCCGGCCGTCACGCCGATCGAGGAACACGACGGGGTGCTCGTCAAGCGCGAGGACTCCTGGTCCCGCGCCGGCGCCTCCGGTGCCAAGGCCAGGGCCATGTTCACCGCGGCGGAGGACGCCGCCGGCATCGTCACCGCAGGCGCCCGCATCAGCCCCCAACTGGAACGCGCCGCCCTTGTGGCCCATGCGCTCGGCCTCCCCGCCCGGCTCCACACCGGATGGGGCACCGACACCCCGGAGACCGCGCTCGCGGCAGCCGCCGGCGCCGAGCTGCTGCGCCACCGCCCGGCCCGCCTGTCCGTGATCCGCGCCCGCTACCGCGACGACGCCGCGCGCCTGGCCGAACGCCGCTGGGCGTGCGTGCCGTTCGGGATGGAGCACGCGGTCTACCTTCAGCAAGTCGCCGACCAGGCCGCGCTGCTGCCACGGGCCGGCATCGCCCGCGTCGTCGTCCCCGTAGGGTCCGGCATGACCCTGGCGGCCGTCGTCCGCGGCCTGGAAAGGGCCGATCACCTGGCCACCGTCCTCGGCGTCCGGGTCGGCGGTGACCCGACACCTCTCCTGGACCGCCATTCTCCCGGATGGAGAGGGCGCGCTCAACTCCTTGCATGCGAGGCGAACTTCGGCGCGCGCACCCCAAACCACCTCGGAGCCCTCGCCCTCGACCCCCATTACGAGGCGAAGGCGCTTCCCTACCTCCGCCGAGGCGACCTGCTCTGGGCCGTGGGAATCCGCACTTCCGTCCTCGCGCCTACACGCCGCAACGCATAGGTGTCGTTCTCCCGCGCAGCGGTGGGGAGTCGCTGGCCTGTTACCGACCAGCGCTGCGACCGTGCTCCACCCCGGCTGGCCGCTCCGTACTCTCGCAGCCGACGCCGACCAGAGAAGTATGGGGAGCCGCAGCATGACCTCGCGAGAGATTCAGGAGCTACACGAAGAGCCCTTGCCGCAAGCAATGGTTCATCTCTTCCAGAACGCCGAAGCGCTCGATGAAACGTGCGAGGCGTGCTTCGCGTGTCTCGCCATCGGCACCTTCGACCTCTGCGGCGTGGAAACGCTGCTGTGCCGGTCCTGTTCCGTTTACCGCGACGGGCGGAACAGTGAAGTGATCATCCCCAACGAACCTGTGTAGCCGAGCCGGCGGATGCGCTGGCGTGCCGTGGCCACCCGCCGCGTGTGCGCCGTTCGCGCCTCTCCGTCCCAGAGAGTGACCTGGAGGAGGTCCAGACATGGCCTGGAACACCAGTGACCGTGCCCGACGTCTCCCACCGAACTGGCCCGTCCTACGAGCCTCGATCCTCCGCCGCGACAACGGCGTGTGCCACGTCTGTGGTGCCCACGGCGCCGACCAGGTAGACCACCTCACACCGGGCGACGACCACTCACTGGGCAACCTCGCGGCGATCCACTCGGAGCCCTGCCACCGCACGAAGTCGAGCAGCGAAGGTGGCAAGGCATCGGCCCGGTCGCGCTCCCGTCGGAGACGCCGACGTCCTGACGAGGAGCATCCATCCATGCGTAGGGCATGACACCGATCATTCAGTCGGGTTCGGGTGGCCCCCAAGCCTCCCTGATCTCGTCCCGGCACGCCTCCAAATGATGCATGATTGAGACGGCGTTTCCTGCCTGTGCGATTGACGTATCGACGATTACCGTCAGGTTCGGCTTCTTGGTGGATTCAGGTGCTCTCGAGTAGTCGGGGAGGGGTTTCGAGTCGATCCGAGCCATGAAGAGCTGAACGTTGACGACTTCCCCGTGCCGATCTTTGTTCAATTTCTGGGCCAGTATGCCCAACTTCTGCACCAGAGTCGGCAGTTCGAGTTTGTCCAGTTCCTCTCTCGTTTTAGGTGAGTATTGGATTTCGGAGGCGACGGAGTGCACGACGTCCAGAAGTTCCATGGATGATTCGTAATCTCGCGCAAATCGCTGAGCATGGCGGTCCCTACGCTCACGTTCCAAGTCGTAGTGGCGGTCCTCCCTGCGGTCGCCGCGCTGGTTGCTGCGGTTCCAACGTGCGATGAATACACCGGCGATAGTCCCGATTGTGGCGCTCACGATCGGTACGAGGACCTGAGTCGCAGTCATACCCCCATTATCGCCTGATGTTGCGGAGCGATGTGGTGCCTCAGGGGGAGCCCCCCTCCCCGCCGGCATCCAGACCGCTCCGTCATAGCGGCCCCGGCCATGCGTGCGGGACCAAGGGTTTTCGATCTGTGCTCGGACGTGCAGCTACGCGCTGCACGCTGTCCACTCATCTGCCCGGTTGGGGCACCAGCGGTAGTAGCTGGCATCGAGGTTGCGGCTCGGTGCCGCCCGGCCGTACCGAGGTTGCCAGCCCTTCCAGTAGCGGGTGTTGCAGCGGTTGCACAGCGGGGCGCGCACGAACCCGTGGGCATGACAGTGGTCCCACACGCTCGCTCGCACGTTCATGCACCCGGCACACATGAATTGTGAAGCCTTTGGCCACCCTTTGCGGTGCCTTGGGTCCACGCTGTACTGCTCGCCGGCCAGCTCGCCGTCGTACACCACGGCGCCCGCGTCGCTTCCTCTCGCGCCGTAGACGACTGCGGTACGGACGCGCTGGCCGAGATCGGCCACCACCACGTCGCCTACGCGCTCGAACCAGCCTTCGGCGTCCTGGCCATGGTGCTCCCCCAGGCACGAGCAATCGCACTCGGCGCCAACCGCCTCCAAGCAAGCTCTCGTGCAGCGCGATAGGCGTGACATGTCCCGCCACAGCACGATGAAGCCGTACCGATCAACGGCCCCCGTCACCAGCCGCACGAGACAGCTACGCGGAAGAGTCCAACGGTCCCCGTCAAGTTGGGGGGAACGGACGCGCACCGTCTTGCGTAGCCAGCGGCGGTTACCCTTTTTCGCTGGAATTTTGGCGATGACCTGTCCATGTAGCGGAAGCCACGCCATCGCCACTGGGGCTACACCGGGTTCTGTGACCACTTCTCCATCAACGACACGCACTTCTAAATGGGCCGTCATGTCATCACGATGGCATGCAGAGCAACTGTCGGGAAGGCCGTCTCGTGCCCCCTGCATGGGGGAGTCCATGCAGGGCGGATTTCGGAGTGACGTAGGGCTGAGGTGAGTTGTGGCGGCTGGCCTCTCTCCAGAACCGAGTAAACCGCGCCCGCCAGCCAAGCTTGGCGCCGCCGGCCGTCGCTTGTGGCGGGAGATCAGCGGCCGGTATGAGCTACGCCCGGATGAGACACGGCTCTTGGCCGACGCGTGCCGCGAGGCCGACATCATCGACCGCCTGGAGGAGGAACTCGCCGGCGCCCCGCTCATCGTGAAGGGCTCCATGGGCCAACTCGTCGCCTCCCCTCTCGTCTCCGAGGTACGCCAACACCGCACGGTGCTCGCTGGTCTGTTGAAGTCGCTCAAGCTGCCGGACGCCCCGGACGAAGCCGAGCGCCGCCGTGCCGCCGTCAGCGACCAGGCCCGCGCTGCGGCGCGCGCCCGGTGGGGGCGGTCGAAGGGGGTGTGACCCCTTGCGCGTTACGCTCGCCGGACACCAAGTCCTCCTCGCACCGGACGGCTTGCCGGTCGGGATGCCCAGCGAGTACGGCATCGCCACCCTCGGGTGGGGCGTCCTGGCCTGGGCCGAGACCTACCTCGCTCAGCCGGACGGACCGGTGGCCGGCGACCCGTGGAAGTGGACCGACAGCCAGGCGCGTGTCATCGCCTGGTGGTACGCCGTCGATCGCGCCGGCGCCTGGCTGTTCCGCCGCGGACAGATCGTGCTCCCCAAGGGCGCCGGCAAGTCCCCGCTCGCCGCCGCCCTCGCCTGCTGCGAACTCGCTGCGGAGATCCTCTTCGACGGGTTCGACGCCGCCGGGGAGGCGGTCGGCCGACCGCACCCCTCGCCCCACGTCCAACTTGCCGCCGTCAGCCAGGACCAGACCGACAACACCCACGCCCTGGTCCTGGCCATGCTCCGCGAGGGCGAAGCCGCCCTCGCCATACCCGGCCTCGACATCGGCCTGACCCGGGTCCGCACCCGCGCCGGCAAGCTCGAACCCGTCACTGCCTCGGCGACCTCCCGCGAGGGCCAGCGCCTGACGGCCGCCGTTCTGGACGAGCCGCACCTGTGGTTGCCGAACAACGGCGGCAAGCGACTGGCCGCCACCATCCGACGCAACCTGGGCAAGACCAACGGCCGTTCGCTGGAGACCACCAACACATGGGTGCCTGGCGAGGAGTCCGTGGCCGAGCGCACCGGCGAGGACGCCGAACGGGCCCTGGCCCGTGGCGGCCTCGGCGGCATCCTGCGCTACCACCCGCAGGCAACGGTGGCCGATCTCGCCGACGAGGCCGAGGTCCGCGCCGCGCTGGAACGCCTCTACGCCGACGCCCCCTGGGTGAACATCGACCGCGTGGTCGAGGAGATCTACGACACCTCGACCGACCCGGCCGACGCCCGCCGGTACTACCTCAACGAGGTGGCCACCGCCGAGGACGCCCTGATCGCCGCCCACGAGTGGGACGCCTGCCGCACCGACGACGCCCTCAACGACGGCGACACCATCGTCCTCGGCTTCGACGGCGCACTGCGCGACGACGCGACCGCCCTGGTCGCCTGCCGGATCACTGACCGGATGTTCGTACCCGTGGGCATCTGGGAGCGCCCGAAGGGACCGGCCGGCCGCGGCTGGGAAGTTGACCGCCCGGCCGTCGATGCCGCGGTGCGCGACGCCTTCGCCCGCTACCGGGTGGTCGGCATGTTCGCCGACGTGGAGCACTGGGAGTCCTACATCGACGCCTGGGGCGAAACCTTCCGGGAGCAAGTCCTCGTCCGCGCCTCCGCCCGACACCCGATCGCCTGGGACATGCGCGCCCGCCTCCAACACTCCACCCTCGCCAACGAGCGCCTGGTCCAGGCCGTTCGCGACCGCGCGGTCCGCCACGACGGGAACATCGACCTGCGCCGCCACGCCCTCAACGCCCGGCGCCGCCCCAACCGATGGGGGATCAGCTTCGGCAAGGACCGCCGCGGCAGTCGCCGCAAGGTGGACGGCTGGGCCGCGGCCCTGCTCGCCGACATGGCCCGGAACGAAGTCGTCATGAGCGGCAAGCTCCCACAGCGGCGCGACCGCCGTGTGGTCGTGCTGAGCTGACGGGCTGATCTGCGAATATGCCGAGTAGTCAGAGGCGGGTTCTACCATTCTCCAGGCAAGCGGCAGACACATATGGGGATGGTGAGATGTTACGAGAACGAGTACGGCGACTGGTTCGGCGCGCTCGGGGGCGCTATCGTTTTTGGCGCTGGGAATCCAATAAGAAGGCAGTAGCTGCGTACGTCAAGCCGCTGGACGAGTCGATCGAGCGTTTGGGGATCTCCGGAGATTTTCCGAAGAGTCGGGCTGCGTTCCATTCCATGCGAGAGACGATGGAAACCGTCCCATACGGTTCATACATTCTGGCCTTGCTGTTCATGCGGCTTGTGTGGGTCAGCTTTGCGGATGGTATGCAGGCAGTGCACGATGCTGCCGCAGCCATCAACATTGATCTGGCGGCAAGGGCGGCTGCGAGCCTAGTGGAAGCCTGGGAAGCGGACCCGGAACTCAACGCGATTCCAGCTATCATGAGGTATGCGCTTATTGGTATCCCTCTTCTGTGGGTTATAAAACAACGCGCCGCCAGAGGGGCTGAACGGCGCTATCGACTAACCCACAGATGCTGGGTCGCGTTGGTCGAATGTCACAGGGCTTTCGATGCTTCCGACGAACGTTGGCACACCCACATACGTCGCCTTGACTCCTGCTGCCGAGCGGTCGAACGTAATGTGTTGCGGGCATATGTCAATCGTGGCACTATGCCTCGCCGCTCCTCGAGGAGTGCGGAAGCCCGGAGACATGCCGCACTTGTCGCAGGAGCCTTACGGAAGCAACTAGCGCAGCTCGATGTGGAGCCCCGGAAGGCCCTTCAGGATCTGGGTGCCATGTTACTAGCCATCGGTGAACATCATGCTGAGGGGCGTCTGACAGCGCTCCTACCGGAAGAGGCACTGGTGGGCATTGAGCCGATTTCCGTCACCCGTGATCGAATTCGTGACACTCTACGAGTCGTCCTGGCCCTAGCGGTGGCGGTTGGAGCTGCTTTCGTTGCAAGCCGGCTGGCTCCGACTCTGGGGCTCCCGGAGGAAATACATCCGTGGGTCCCAGTGGGAGCGGCGCTTGTGGCAGCCCTTCCGCTTATCGGGCCGGATAGAACTCGCCGCATCTTTGAATGGGTAGCCGGTAGGTAGTTCTTTTGAAGGAGGGTGTCGATGAATGGCCATTTTTCAGAGACCGCCTCCCGCCTCGAACGCAAGCTCGCTGCCGGTGTCTCCCCTCGCACCCGCCTGGACCGCTACTACGAAGGCGAAGTCCGTCTCGCCTCGATCGGGTTGGCCCTGCCGCCGGAGATGCGGCGGCTGTCCACCGTCGTTAACTGGCCAGCGTTGTACGTTGATGCGCTCGAAGAGAGGCTCGACGTGGAAGCGTTTCGGCTCAGCGGGGCGGCCGACGCCGATACCCGGCTGTGGCAGTGGTGGCAGGCCAACGACCTGGACGAGGAGAGCCAGCTTGCCCACCTGGACGCGCTGATCTACGGCCGCGCGTTCGTCACCGTGGGCTCGGCTCCGGAGGACGGGGCGCCGCCGGTGATCCGGGTGGAGTCCGCCCGGCACATGGCGGCCGACTTCGACCCCTACACCCGCCGGGTGTCCGCCGCATTGCGCCTGCTCGCTGAGGAGCCCGGCGACCGGCCGGCGTCCCGGAAGGGCGGCCGGCTCACCAGCTCGGCACGCGCGGCCCGGCTGTACCTGCCTGACCGCACTGTCACCCTCGAACGGATCAACCGCAGTGCGCGGTGGACCGTGGTGGACGAGGACGTTCACGAACTCGGCCGGCCCCTGGTCGAGATGCTCGTCAACCGCGGCCGTGCCGGGGAGCGCACCGGCCGCACCGAGATGCGCGACGTCATCGGCCTCACCGACGCCGCCTGCCGCACCCTCACCAACTTGCAGGGAGCGCAGGAGATGCTCGCCGTTCCCCAGCGGTACGTCTTGGGCGCCCGGCAGGAGGACTTCACCGACGCCCACGGCCAACCCATCCCGGCCTGGGAGGCGTACGTCGGCCGCTTCCTCATGCTCACCAACGAGGCTGCGAAGGCGGGCCAGTTCCCCGCCGCCGACCTGCGCAACTTCACTGAGGTCATGAACCTCTACGCCCAGCTGGTCGCCTCGGTCACCGGCCTCCCGCCCCACTACCTGGGCCAGTCCACCGAGAACCCCGCCTCCGCCGACGCCATCCGCAGCTCGGAGGCCCGATTGATCAAGAGGGCCGAGCGCAAGCAACGTGCCTTCGGCGGCGGTTGGGAGCGCGTGATGCGCCTCGCGATGCTCGTGGAGGGCCAGGACCCGGCCCGCGCGGTTGAGCTGGAGACGGTCTGGCGGGATGCTGCCACCCCGACCATCGCGGCCCGCGCCGACGCGGTGACCAAGCTGGTCGCCGCCGGCGTCCTCCCAGTGGAAGCGGCGTGGGAACAACTCGGGTACAGCCCGCAGTACCGGGCCCGGCTGCGCGCCATGAACGACGCCGACCCGGCCGTACGCTACCTCGCCACCACCAACGAGGCCGGCGCCGAGGACCGGCCGGCCGAGGCCGCAGCGTGAGCCCGGCGGAGTACCGGCGCGCGCAGGAGGCCATCGCCGCCGAGCTGCGGCGCGCGCTCCTCCCTCTGCTGCGCACCCTGAGCGGCCGGCCCTCCGCCCGGCAGTGGCAGGCGTTCCTGACAGCTGCCTATCCGGCGATCTACCGCGCGCGTGTGCGGTCGTGGCAACTTGCCGCGGACTTCTACGCCGCGCAGCGCCGCGAACAGCTCGCCCCCGCCCGCCCACCCGGCGCGCTGACACCGCCCCCGCGCCCCCGCCACCCGGTTCCACTC